CAAGAAGCTGGACCGGGCCAAGCAGTATCTGGTCAGCGTAGCACAGCAGACCCAGGACCCGCTGGTAATCAATCAGCTGCAAGAGCTAGTCACCAAGGAACTTGGTGTAAACTCCGTGGACGTCAATGCGGCACTGTATCAGGAATTCAAGCGCGCCGGTGCTCAGATTGAGACACAGGCCCGTTTCGAAATCTCTGATGCAATCCAGTCTCTTGAGGGGCAGACTCCTGAGCAGCAGGAACAGACGATGGCGCGTATTCGTAGTCGAGTCATTGAGCTGTCAGCATCGGACGTGCTCAGCGCCGGGACCAGCATGGAGTTCTGGAACAAGGCTCAGACCATTCGTGAGAAGGCAGCAGACACTCAGGCATTGCGCACAGCGATTACTGGGAATATGCCAAGCTCCACTCTGGCGGGGATGTTCAAGGGCGACTTAGATAAGGCACGTACTCAGCTGCTCAAGAGCTTTCCGGATACCCCGGAAGGGAACCTGCAGCTGCTGGCATACGGGAGCAACAGCAAGGATGCGTGGGCAGTCAACGAAGCGCACAAGCGTATGTCTTCGGATATGGCACGTACACTGACTACACTGGACCAGCTCGGTGAGGATGGCGAGGTTTCCAAGGAGAACGTCAACAGCATCAACTTGTGGGCTCAGGCTTATAGCACCAGTACGGACTTAGGCAAGATGGCACTGCTATCTGAGGTCCCATCCGAGTGGCGCGGCGTGGTTCAGTCGGCTATTGCCCAGAACCCAAGTAACGCCAGCAACACTATATTGGATGACCTGCGCCGCCAGGCACGCAACAAGGCTAGCGGCCGCTATACTGATATCCCAGAAAATCCGACGGATAAGATGGTAGACCCAAGCGGCACTGCTAACTGGTTTAGCTTCTTCGGAGATGCGGATGCCCAGCGACAAGAGGCACGGGCGGCGATGGTGGAGGAGTTCCGCTACCTTAAAACCCATAACCCAGAGTCCTTCGCTGGTAAGGATGCTGACGATATTAATAAGATGCTCAAAGGCAACATCCAATCCCGTAAATTGGAGCTGGATGTTGCGGGTGCACCTAGGCATGTGTACCTGCCACCAGGCACTTCCATGCAGTCCCTTATGGGGGACTACAAAGGTGATGCGGAGCAGTTTACAGCCTCGCTGCAGCAGCATATCCAGAATCAAGTTCAGTACCTGTCTGACCCCAGCAACATAGAGCGAGTGGTGATACAGGCGGCCACGGCCGGTAACGCGGGCCAGAACATGTCCGTAATCGTCATCGACAAGAAGGGCAAATTCCAGGATATGTCTGTGAATCTTCGTGACGTTCAGGCTACTGCTCAGGCTGCATATGATTCAGCTCTGGCTGGCGAGATGAAGATTGGCAGCGAACAAGTAGGTGTACGTCCTGCCACCTTCTACGACCACGACAACGGGCGTGCCGTCAGCGTACAAGTAAATGGCCGTAACTCGGTAGGGTTGGAACCATCACTGTTTAGTGACATTCTCGCCAACACTATGAAGTTCGAAGGGTTCCGAGAAGGTAAGGGCAAGGGTAGTGTAGGCTTCGGTCTGCACGTTAACTCGGGCATGCCTGTCCCACAGAAAGTGACCATTGATGACGGCATCAGTATCCTCAAGTCCTCCCTGGAGAAGCAGTACGTCCCGAACGTGCAGAAGCAACTCAAGGGGCAGGGTTTGAATGCCTCCGACGAGGCGTTAAAGGTAATGGTGGACCTGAACTATCACGGTGGTAACGGTAGCTCTGGCCCCGTAGCAGAGGCGATGGCACAGGTACGCAAGGCTGCTAAGGCCCCAGTGGGGGCGTATCAGTATCCTGTATCTGAGGCCCAGGGCAGGGCTTGGCAAGCGCTGCGGAATACTCCAGCGTACAAGCAGGCCCAACCTGAGCGTAAGAAGTACCTGGAACAAAACCTACGTGATTGGCTCTTCGAAGCAACGCACTAACTAGAGGCCCTTCGGGGCCTCCCCTTATCAAAATTCTTTTAGGAGATATTATGGCTCAGTTTCTGAACCAAGAACCGAATCCACAGGAAAAGGATTCTGCTAAGGGCGCAACACTTAAACCTGCGCCTGAGCGCGTAGATTGGAACGATGCCGGGGACAACGGTCTGAACGCACTGGAGCGTGCCTCCTTACTGGCGCAGGCCAAGACCCCAGCTACGACAGCCGCAGAGAGCTTTGCATCGGGTATGGGTAACAGCATCATCGCTGCCGCTATCCGTAAGGCCTCTGCTCCGGCATTTGACCGAGACCCGAACTTTAATGCTAAGCAGACCCTGAGTAGCGATACTCGGGCTAAGCTGTATGCTCCGAATCAGGAAGAGATTGAGTACCTGCACGACTCTGTGTCGGTAGAAGATTACAACTACCGCATGCAGCAGATGCTTGAGCAGCGTGACCGTGACCGCTTAATGGCCGACAACACAGTAGCCGGGTTCGCGGGTATGTTAGTAGGCGACTCCCCGTTCATCCTGGCCCCGATGTCTGCCGCCGGTATTGCTGGCCGCGCGGGCTTGGCTGCACGTACCGCTATCCGCGCTGCTGATGTAGGTACTGCATTCTATGCACAGGACCAACTGGGCCAGTCCGCCGCGGTAACTGCGCTGGTAGCAGGGGTGGCTGGGTTAGACCAGCTCTGGGATATGTCTAGGGCTGCTAAAGCTGCTGCTAAGGCTCGTACTGGGCGTGAGCCTATGTTCGATCCAGAAGCGCCTACAACTCGTACAGCTAGGGATGCTAATGTTACCGGAGTAGGAGAGGGAGAGGAAATCCTCACTAAGGCACTGGATGAAAGCATCCAAGTGTCGAGAAACAATACCGCCTCCGTGAACATGAAAGCACAGCACGTAGTTCAGTTCTTGAAGAAGTCTGAGCACTTGACAGCAGGACAGAAGGCTATTCTGGACACGCTGGGCGATGCTGTAAATGACATTGATTTTAAACTGGTAGCAGGCTCCGCAAACCGTAGCCGCTACACTTACGCACAACAAGATTTAGCTAAGCGGGGAGAGATATCCCTGCGCGCGCCTAAGCAAGCTAACGGCAGCACCTGGACTACAGTCGGTGATGCGCTGCGCGCTATGGATGCAGATACAAGCAAGGTGGCTGTGCACGAACTGATTCATGCCGCCACTGCTCGCGCCGTTGACAGTAACCCCGAGATTGCTAAGCGCCTGGAGGAAGTGCGTGCTGTTATTGCAGCCGACTCCACCTTGACACCGCGTATGCGTTACTACGCCAGTAACGTGCACGAGATGCTGGCAGGCTTAGGCGACAGCCCTGAGTGGGTTGAGCACCTGGCACGTACGCAGTCTCCAACCGGTAAGAGCATGCTCCGCCAACTGGGTGAGTACATCATGAACGCCCTGGGCATCAAAGCCAAAGGCTCTGCCTTGGAGGATGTCCTGGATGCATACGAGGACGCCGTTAAGTGGACCGCTAAGGATTATGCAGACCAAGCCCAGAGCTTCCGTAGCGAAGCCTTCCAAGACCTGGCGGATAGCACCACCCTCAACGAGGCTAAGCGCGCACAAGCTATGCTGGAAGGTGCTAAGAAGAAGCTCTCCACCATGTTTGCCCTGTACGATAATATCGCCCAAGGCAACGAAGACTTGGCTAAACTGCTAGTGTCTGATGCGTCCGCAGTAGGCGGCCGTCGCCCGTCAGTGGTAGACTACAAGCGTAACCTCACTTTGGAGATGGATGCTCGCGCCAGCGTAGTGGAAGATGCTATCCTGGGCGCGTTGAAGGATAAGGGTGTAGGGGTGCTCTCACGCTTCTTCCATCGTAGTAATTTCCGCGCTGAGCGGGCTGCGCTGGAAGACCGCCTGAGCAAGTACCTGGATGCTGCGTACAGCGCTGACGTAAACGGTCGCGCTATTCCGGTGCCGGATGCAGAGATTGCTCCGCTGGTTGATGCCTACCGTCGCTCTGGTTGGGCTAGCAAGTGGCACGAGCATATGCTCAACGCCGGCCTAGTGGATGATGGTGCGTTGATTAAATCCGACTACTACTTCCCGCGCCAGTACAGCTACGACAAGATGCGCCAAGGTATCGCACAAGGCAATACTCTGGACGACTACCGAGCCCTGTTCCGGGCTGCCCTACGGGATGTGTACCCTAGCATGGAGTCAGAGGTAGTGCAGCGTGTTGCCAAGGAGATGGTTGACGGCATCTACAACGGTCGTGCCGGGCAGTCTGGCCCTATGTGGAAGCAGCTGATTAACGGCATGGGTAACGATGAGGTCGTTATGGCTATGCGTAGCGCTGGTGTAGATGAGTCTGCAATCCAGAGCTTCCTGGCTGGTAATGTACGCGAATCCGGCAGCACATCCCCTGCGCGGAACCTGCGTCAGCGTACTCGGTTCAACATGGACAAAGAGTACCTGATTAACGGGAAGAGCATGCGCATGCAGGACCTGATGGATACTGATGTAGCAAAGGTTATGCACGGGTACACTAACCGTATGTCTGGACGTGTAGGCATGTCCTATGCAGGCGTACAGGACCTGGGCCAGTTAGCTAAGATGATTGACGAGTCCAAGCACGCACTGGCGGATTCCGCTAAGTGGGAGAAGACCGTTAATGATACCATCGACTTTATCCTGGGTGGGGCACCTGCTGACGCCGGGCAGCTTCCCGACTTGCTGCGAGCAGCTGGGAACATGGCGAACGCCACTATGCTCAAGAACTCCGGCCTGTATCAGCTGACCGATACTGCTCTGGCTATGAAGGAGTTCGGTATGGCTAGAGTGCTGCGCAGTATGCGTGAACAACCTTGGTTCAAGGAAGGTGCCGTAGCTATCAATACTCCGGATATGGCTGCCCGTCTAGACACCGTGCTGCGTGGTAATATCCAGAAGGAGATGCGCTTCCGCTGGCTGAATACGTACGCTGACGATAACCTGGACCTGACCCGTCAGGCATCTTGGTTCAACGTCACCCAGAACGTAGGGCAGGCTGCACGCCACGTCAACGGAATGAGTATGGTGCACCGGCTGCAGGTTAACCTGAACTCCGGTATTGTGGCGGACGAGCTTACGCAGATGTTCAAGGGCGATGTTGAGGCGTTTAAGCGTCTGGAGCGTTTCGGGCTTACCCGCGATGTTGCGGACCGCGCTATCGCTGCCAACAAGGCTAACCCTGGCGCTATGTTTCAGCCGGACCTGCAAATGCAAGTTGAGGTTGTAGGGACGCGTATGATGGACTACCTGGTACAGCAGGTTCGTACCGGTGAGACTTCACACTTTGCACAGTTCAACCCTATTGGCAAAGTCATTGTAGGGTACCAGAGCTTCGCACTGGCTGCCACTAACAAGATTCTGCGTAGAGAGCTGAACGATGCTGGGTGGATTGGCGTAGCCCACATTATGGCGTACCAGTTCCCGTTGATGCTGCTGGCTACTATGGCTAAGCACAGCATGGATGGGAGGGACGTAAGCACCCAGAAACTCATCGGTGAGTCTGTGGCGGGTATGAGTGCCATCGGAGGTGTGTCCTTACTCCAGGATATCTTCCTGGGGGATTCTCCTCGCCACTCGTTGGCGTCTATGGGTTACGTCACAGGGCTGCTTGGGGCCGTACAGGACCTGGCTACCGGTAATATGGATATCAAGACCTTCACTAAGCAGGTACCACTAATCCAGGAATTCGCACCTACGCGGGCTATTATCAATAATTTTGGAGATGATTAATATGGCATTTAGTTGGCAAGAGTCTACCGTGGCTTCTGGTACACAGAACATCACGTGCGACATCGAGTACTTAGACAAGTCCTATATTCACGTGTACCTTGACGGCGAGGAAACTACAGCATTCTCTTGGACCAGCGACACTGTTATTCGCCTGCATACAGCACTAACCAAGGACACGGTGGTGCTGTTAATCCGCAAGACAGAGCGCGAGTACCTGTACATCATGTTCGCCAGCGGGGCTCCGTTTATTGAGGCTAATGTAGACTCCCAGAATAAGCAGTTCCTGCACCTGGCACAAGAGCTGGTGGAGGGGCGTGCTATTGAGGGGTTCTATGGGGACATTAGCTTCAATGGCTACCGCATTACGAACCTAGGCGGCCCTGAGAGTGCTACCGATGCTGCAAACAAGCAGTATGTGGACGATACTTACACAGCGTTCCAGGCCTATTGGGAAGTACGCTTCCAGAAGTTCTTGCTGTCTGCCGGTTATGAGTTTATTGGGGATTATGAGCATGGACCTCTTACATTCACGGAGCGTAATCAGTATACTCGCTATGGCGGGCAGTACTACCGTCTGAATGCAGACACTGACGTCGGCTTTACAACTACAGGGACCACCGCAACTAGCTTTGCTTCTGACGTTACGCACTTTGTTCTTATGGATGGGGATACGCTCCGCCAAAACCTGGCCTCCAATGCCGCTGGTCAGGGGGCTTCCTTGGTGGGCCTATATCCTTCCGGCACCGTTCAAGATGGCATTAAGTACATTACCCCGTTTATGTTTGGCGCTGTGGGGGATGGGGTTGCCGATGACTCCTCAGAAGTGGCGCTTGCGGACGCGGCTGCTACGGCCTTGGGGGTTGAGCTGTGCGGGGGAGGTCATACTTTTGCTATTGGAGCGTACATAACATTAAAGGCAGCCAACATTAGGGACTTCAACTTTGTCCCTGCCTCTGGGTTTACTGGTGGGGGGCCTGCTTTTACTTGTAACCAGACATCCGGCAGCCTTATTCTCCACAACGTACAAGCCACCGGATTTATAGCTCGTGGGTGTGTAGCTCAACGTGGCAGTTACTCAGGTACCCCTTCGATTTTATTTTCTGGTGTATGTAAATTTAACCACAACGGCGGCGGGCCAAAACGCACCAATACCACTGCCGCCATAAATACTGCGTCAGACTACGTAATACCCGTGGTGTCTACTGCATTATTTGCTGTTAATGACTATGTGTGGATTGGTGATTCTAAGTGCAGAATTCTATCCATAGATAGCGCAACGCAAATCACTCTATACAACAATGGGTCTGCACCAACAACCTATTGGGGCGGGACAGGGACTGGCAGCTATAAGGCAAACCAATACGTCACTGTTGATGGTGATGGTAAAAACGGATTTGTAATTAACCCGTCCAACGGCTCCGGGTGGAAGATTGTGTTTGCTGGGGACATTGAGTTTAATGATAACTGCTGGTCGGGGTTGTTTCACTATACAAACACCTATGGCGGTTATGTTTATGGGTCTGCAAAAGGCTGCCGTAACGGTTACATAGGGCTTGGGTTTGGCTATCTGAGCGGGGGGGAACTGCACGGATGTCATACGTCTGAAAATGGAAACAATGGAACAGACGTATTTCAGTGTGATGGCAATCTTAAAATACACGACAACATCTCTAGTAATAACGGTGTTGACGGCATTTTTACGGGGTCAACCGGCACCGCTCCCAAGATAGTGAACAATACCTGCTCCGATAATTTCAGGATTGGTATATTAAACTACGGCAGAACCACATCACCAGAGGGTAACGTCACAACCGGTAATACCTGCCTGAACAACGGATCAATAGGAATCTGTAACACTGCAATTGGGTCCTCAGTGATTTACGGCAATACTATTGGAGGCCCAGCAATCGGGATTAAGGTTGAGGGTAAAGACGGCTTAACAAACCCCAAAAGTACCGTTATTGAATCTAATCAGTTTATAACGGCGAACCCATCACGAGATATCTATGCAGTTATTGGTGGTTATTCCTCTGGTGGGGATAATGGTGCAATCAAGTTGCTGAACAATAATTTCTTTGGCCGAGATCCCATTGTTTACGTTACGGGCTTCTCCAATTCACGAAGTAAATTTGAGCCTAGGGGGCGTGTTGCAGCGCCTACCTCACTTTCGGCGTCTGTGGGTACTAATATTGAAGTCTCACTAAGCTTCGCCAAAATGAGTAACACGTCTCTGGTTGACCCCACTGCTGGTCTTGTTGAATTACAATTCGCAACCTCCAGTAGCTTTATCACTGCTGCAACTCCGACTAGTGCAACAAGAACTGCGGGCATTGAGATTAGCAACACCGCTACAACGAATGGTAAAATCCTTGCGATGGCGAATGTCGGAGCGCTCTCATATAACATCAACTCAAGTACAGCCAGGACGCTTTACCTGATGTATAAGAGTGAGCACGGTGATGGTGTTATTCAGTTAACATGGTCATAAAGGAGTTGGTAATGATTACGTTGTATATGACGGGGACTGCTGCTGTAGTTGACGGTGTTTATGTAGACTACATTGTAGTAGACGAGTATGAGGCCAAAGCACTGATAGCTGCCGGGTGGTGTGAAAATGCAAGCGACCTTGAGCAAGGGCAGTCCGAAATAGACGACCCTGCCTGATGATGAGGTCTATACAGTGGTCGGACAGTAAATCCGTCCGGCCGCGGTCTGTGGTCAATAAGGAAGGAACGTACTATGGCAGGAGCGGCGAAACGCAGCCGCCTCTCTGAACTGCATCGCATGTTCACGGAGGCGCTCATTGAGGAACTTAGGCAAGCAAAAGATGATGAGGTACCTTTGCCGGCTGCCGATAAGTCTGTGATTGCTAAGTTCCTAAAAGATAATGATATAACCGCGGATGCGGACTCTGAGGAAATGCAGGGTCTGCGGGATGAGTTCGAGGACGACCTGGCTAAGGCTCGTGAGAAGCGCAAGCAGGAAATCCTTGGCAAAGTCGGCGGTGATTCAGATGGCCTATTGGAGGGTATAATCTAGTGATTTCCGAGAAGACTGCGCGTCGATTGCGCATGCTCAACCAGAAGCTATCTGGTTATAGTGCGAACCCGCGCAGTATTCCCAAGGAAGAACGCGAGGATATCGCAATGATGATGGCGGCTGCCCTTAGCAGCTTCAAGGAATTTGCGTACGTAGGTATGCGCTTCCTGGGCTTTACACTCACGGACATGCAGGCCGACATCGCAGAGTACATGCAGAAGGGCCCTAGGAAGCGCATGGTGGCTGCGCAGCGTGGTGAGGCTAAGTCTACCTTAGCCGCACTCTACGCCGTCTGGAGGCTCATCCAGGACCAATCCTGCCGTATCCTGATTGTATCGGGGGCGGAGAAGCAGGCGTCTGACGTTGCAAACCTAATCATTCGTATGCTGGAAACCTGGCCGCTGCTGTGCTATTTGAAGGCTGACCCTACTCGTGGGGACCGTACTTCATTCGAAGGCTATGATGTCAACTGCGACCTGAAACCGCTGGATAAATCCGCCAGCGTAGCCTGCGTAGGTATCACTGCATCCCTGCAAGGGAAGCGCGCAGACCTGCTGATTCCGGATGATATCGAGACCACCAAGAACGGTTTAACGCAAACCCAGCGTGAGCAGCTGCTGATGATTTCTAAAGACTTCGCGGCTATCTGTACGCACGGGGATACGCTGTACCTAGGCACACCGCAGACCAAGGACAGTACCTACAAAACCCTGCCGGGACGTGGCTTCGAGGTCCGAGTGTGGCCCGGGCGCATTCCATCTGTTGAAATGGAAGAGCGATACGGAAGTACACTTGCTCCTTATATACTGCAACTCATTGAGCGGGGTTATAAACGCACCGGCTTCGGCGTCGACGGTACGCTAGGGGAGAGCACCGATAAGGGTCGCTATGACGAGGATGCGCTGATTGAAAAGGAACTGGACTTCGGTCCGGAAGGCTTCCAGCTGCAGTACATGCTCGACACCACCCTGTCCGACCAAATGCGTACGCGTATCAAGCTTTCGGATATGCTGGTTTACTCCGGCAGCCAGGATTCATCCCCGGAGACGTTCTCCTACATCGCGGACCGCCGGTACCTGTACCAGCACGAGCATGAGGGGATTATGGGCCAGCAGATGTACTTCCCGGCATTCTACGGGGACATGCACCTGCCATACCAGCATAAGGTGCTGGTGGTGGACCCGGCGGGTTGTGGCGGAGACGAAGTGTCCTACGCTGCTGGGGGTGCTGCGAACTCGTACATTCACCTATTCTCAGTGGGTGGCTTCCAAGGAGGTATCAGCGAAGAGAACATTGATAAACTGATTGACCTGTGCGTAGAGTTGGACATCCCGGATATGGTGGTGGAGAGCAACATGGGGCACGGTACCGTGTCTATGCTTATCCTTAACCGGCTGCGGGAGCGACGTCTCGCCGGTATCGGCGTAAGGGACCTGAACAACTCCACGCAGAAAGAGCGTCGTATAATCGACACAATCAGCCCCGTTACTCGTCGTCATCGCCTGGTGGTGCATGAGCGTGCTATTCACGACGATATAAGCACTTGTATGGCGTACTCCCGAGATAGGCGTTGGCTGTACTCTGCGTTCGCGCAGTTGTCCGGCATCACGTACGACCGCGGTAGTCTGGCGAAGGATGACCGAGCAGACGCAATCGCTATGATGGTGGCTACTCTGAACGGACACCTGGTGGAAGACGAGAAAGTAGTGGCCGAGCGTGAGTCTGAGAAGATGGCTCGAGCCTTCATTGAGAACCCCCTGGATTGGGCACAGAGCAAAGTGTCTAAGGGCCTTCGGGGTGTAGCTGCTAGGTTGCAGAACCGTGGCAGAGGTAAACAACATAGAGGAAGAAGATAATGGCATCAATCATCGCAACTAAAACTGCGGACGTACAGTACGCCATTGTAGGCGCGTGCCAGAACCTGGAGAAGCAGGTGCAGCCGGACTACAACGTAGGCTTCGTAGGTACGACCGCCCTGACTAAGCTGAATACGTTCTTCACGTACATGCAGTCCCAGGGCTATACGGCTACCCGGGCCGGTACATCCTTCAAGGATGACGGCACGCTGCAGGCGCGCCTATTCAGCATGCTCTCGCAGCTATCTAAGACCGGCTATGTCGCCCTTACGGGTACAGGTATGCCGCTAGGAGAGGGTTCTGGCACAGCGTTTGACACGTCGTTCACTGCACTACAGAGTGCATTCGTAGCCGCTACTGACGCGGCAGCATAAGGAGACTGTACATGGCAATTGCAAAAGCAACCTCGGCGCAACAGCAGGAGCTGCTGCGGCAGCTGAACATTCTCGGTAAGGACCTGTACGCTATCCTTACGCAGCCTCAGAACGTGGCCCAGACTGGTGCCGCCTTCGATACTAAGATTGCTGCACTGGAAGCCGCGGTAGCCGCAGTGAAGGCTGCCAGCTAATGCGTAAGCTGGTCGCTGGGTTACTGCTAGCGGTTACTCTGACTGGTTGCTCGGCGACCTCTGCACTCACCGGCTTAGTTGGCTCTAAGCCGGATGTATCTGCTCAGGTTGGTGCTGAGAATACCAAGCAAACCGTTGGCTTGAATAACAAGGTGGACTCCAGCACCACCAATAAAACCGACGTACAAGATTCTAACGTAGGCACTTTGGACACGTCCAGTAAGAAGCAGGTGCAAACTATTAGCACTGGGACAATCCAGGCAGAGCGCCTGCAGGTGGTTAACAATGATAGTTACAGCCTTATCCTCGCCGGATTAGCTGGGGCCAGTATTCCTCTGGTCTTCCTAGTGGTCATTCTGGTGATTCGTAAGCTGTTCAGGAAGAAGGGGCAGCAGGATGATTAAGGTAGGAGACATGGTTGGGTCGGACCTCGCTACCCGGGCAGGTGCAGCAGTTACCGGTGCTACGGTATCAGGAGGTTGGTTGGCAGAGTTAATGAGCTGGAACTGGAGCACTATCAGCTTCATCACTGCGACTGTGTGCGCAGTGCTAACCCTGGCGTGGAATGCGTATTACAAGAGACGTACATTCAAGCTCCTAGAGGAGCAGGCACGTAAGGGGACTATTAAATATGAGTTTAAGGACTAAGGTTATTGCGGCCCTCACGGGGGCCACTATGCTTGGCGGTGCCATTACCGGGGTAATCCAGCATAACGAGGGGTTGAGCCTCAGCGCCTACAAGGATAGCGCCGGTGTCCCTACAATCTGCTATGGGGAGACAAAGGGCATCAAAATGGGCCAGAGAGCCACTCTGAGCGATTGTCAGAAGCAACTGATACAGTCAGCAGGGGAACACGCAAAAGCTCTTGACGGGCTTCCTATGCAGCTCTCTGATGTAGCTCTGGTTGGGTCTGTAGACTTCATCTACAATGTAGGCGTAGCTGGATTCAATGGCAGCACTGTGAAGAGACACCTCAAGAGCCTTGATTATGCATCGGCCGCGAAGGCTGTACTGGACTGGCGTTATATTAGCAAGTACCAGAAGAAGTCTCCTGGTACCGGTTGGGTGTACAAGGGTAGCAACCGCTGGACCTTTGACTGTTCCCAGTACATTAACGGGCAGCGCAACAAAGTATGCTGGGGCCTGTGGGAGCGTAGGCAGTGGCAGAGTAAGGCCATTGGTAATCAGTTCAAGGATGTTAATACTGCGGTGGCTGCACTTAAAAGGTCATAGCACTAGGGTTAAGCACTAGGGTTAGCTCCAGGATAGCTCTAGGGAGGGCCCTGGGCGGTGCACGTCTATATCTGAAACCAAAAATTATTATACTCACCCTTGGGCCTCCCTCACCCTGAACGACGGCAATTGCCCCCATAGGGGTGTCCAGCGTAGATTTAGGGGGGGGGCACTAGTGGGGCCAGCTAGTGCGCGCCAGTGGGCCTCAGTGGCTCCCTGAGCTGCGCTAGGGCTATCTCCAGTGCTACCCTACGGCTATGCCTGTGCGCTCACTAGGGCGCTTCCTGTGCGCTCCCTGTGGGCCATAGGGGTGCGCTCTGCCTTACCTATTTTGTGCGCCTCAGTGTGGCACCTAGTGGGCCTGCCTAGTGCTATCCCTAGTGCTATCCCTAGTGCGCACTAGGCTATCCACTGGCTATCCTTAGTGCTTTACATTGTGCTGATTATATGCTACGCTGCGCGCTCCCCACTAGGGCGCACTTCCACACTCAGCACTACCCAGCACACTCCAGCGCTATCCCAATGCTATCCCTTTGCTCTTACTTTCATTCGAAAGCTATTATGAAATGAAGTAACCGGAGTAGGAGGGGTTTAGGGACACTATATACACTACTACTCACTATGCACTCACTAGTAGGCACTAGTAATGCCCTGTATGACCGACCGTAGGGAGGGAAGCATTAACTACCCATTAACTAGCCTCATAGCTTAACCGCTCCCACAGCTTACGCTGTATGGTCGCTGGCTATGAGTCTACTCAACACTTTGTAGTGTTGGTTCAAACTAAGGAGATTTGGTTATGGCTGGAAGTTCTTTTGCTATACGTCTGAGTGACAGTGGTTATCCTATGATATCCAATGCTGGGCCCTACAGAGTACATCGTGGGGGCAGTAAGAGCCGTGACGCACTGTTGCTCCATCACGCTGTAGTTAGGGATGAGCTGGGCATTACGTCTATCCCGAGTGGGTATCACATACACCACTGTGACAGGAACAGACTTAACTGTAGCTTTGATAATCTGATACTAATCAGTGAGGATGACCATAAGGCTATTCACCAGCGTATCAGAGAGGAGGGGCGTAACATCCCTAAGGAGGAACTGTTAGCAGATAGTAGGTACAATACAGACTATCGCACGTTCGGCCTGAGTTTTGGGGACTATGACGCATTGCTGCATAAGGGGCTGCCGTAAGGCGGCTCCTAAGCTATTGCCCTGCTTACCCTTTTTGCTCTTAGAGATAAATATTTCTAAAAAGTGCTTGCTTTTTTAAATCTGCTAGGTGTATATTTACCTCATCGAAAGCGGTACGGGATACCGGGTAGCTCTAGATTCCAGAGTCAACTGGATAAGTAGACAGCCTGATAAGTCATACGAAAAACAGGTATTGACAATAGCAGTAAACGCTTTTATAGTTCGAATCATGTTGCGGAGCAGTGTAGCGCCTAAAGGTGCCCTGACCACTAACCCTAGATACATGCTAGTAGTAAACGTGCCGGACGTTATCACCGGGGTAGCGAGGATGTGGCGGAAACGCCGGGTAGCGTCGAGATGATGCAACTTAAAACCTTACATCCAAGCCCAGTTTGAAAGCTGGGGGCCCGCAGGGCAACACAAAATTGATTGCTGGTAAAGCAATACTGAGCTTGCTCAGTAGAGTGCCCACGGGGTGCTGTATTGAGCATACTTAATTAACACCGAATACAAGGGGGGGGGGTGTAACAATGAGGAAAGCAAAGCGGTTGACATTACGGCGGAATGCGCAGTTATCCCTGAATCCTAACGACAACGTGCCGCTTACTGTGAAGCCCAGCAAACAAGGACTGAGCAGTGAGCACAGGGTGAGGGGGAAGCAAAAACAGAAGGGTAGCAGCAGGCAGCCATCTGGGTGGCCTACTGTTAACAGCCAATTCGGTATATAATTACAGCCTATAGCGTCCTACGGGGCGCTATGTGAATGCAACTGGCGTATGAGGTTTCATATGAAAGCAATACTAGTTTACCCCGGGCACGAACTATGGCCCGTGTGGTGCAATCGGGTATACGACAAATACAACTACACGGTGGTTATATTCTCTGACAAAGACACTTATCAGGAATCCCCGTTAGAGTTTTTGGATACCCTTACCGAAATGTCTGCGCGTACAGTTATGGACGTCATAAATCTTGGCATCATCACCGATTGGAGAAGACTCTATGCTTAACGTATTCAACATCATTGTTACCAGCGCTATGCTGGTGCTGGGCAACGACGTAAACAACCCGGTGCCCTATTGCACAGTGCAGTTGCAGCAACCGGCGGCGCAGGAACCGCAGCCGCGCCCTGAGTATGACCTCTTTGAGGATCCCGAGGGTGGTTGCAAAGAGCTGGGAGCGCGTATCCTTGCGGTGGTGCAAGAGCAGTACCCGGACGCCGCTGTGACGCTCACTGTGGACGGCAAGAGCAACAACGATATTTGAGGTAGGGCATGCACGGAAAGAATCCTGAGACGCTGCTGATGCGTAGGCAGCAACAAACAATCGACGGGCTGGTGCGGGAATACAACGCGAGGGCAGCACTGCGCCAGCACTATGAGAAGCAAGCGCAGCGCCTGGGTATGACCCTGCGCGGCTACTGCTTCCGGTTTAATGTGCGAGGTGTAATATGATTAAGTATGACGTGTTTAATACGTTCGGGACCCACCGTAGAGTTCGTTTGGACTCCAGCGTATACTCCCGTGCCGAGTATTACGACAAAAACACCAAGCAGTGGAAACAATCACTTGTTCCAGCTGTTGATTTAATCCTAGGGCCGCATAACGTACTCGTGGCTCGGAACGTGGTGTTCAAGGACAGTGTATGCTCACAGTAGACGAAACAGCGCTGCTGTGTTGGAAGCTGCTGGAAACGCAGGGCAAGTGCGGATGCACTTGGGAAACATTCAAAGAGGTTCCTAATGAACTCAAGCAAATCGTGCCAGTTGAGCGCCGATTACTCCGCGTTAGAAAAGAGGGGACTGGCACTGTTCTCACAACCTATCGAGAGTATACAGAGTCTGCCGCGCGGCAGTTGCAAGAGCGTATTGCATTTGATGTGGTTGAAGCACTACGGGGGCATGGATACCGCGGAGCTTTTACTAAATTTAGAGCCGCGGTCCGTGCATACTACAAGCAACGACAACTAGCTGCGTGGTATGCACGCTGAACTTTTAATGCACGATGAAATACAACTAATTCAGGAGCAAATTAAAATGCAAGAGACTAATAAAGCACCTATCGAATGGAAAGTAGTATTACCGGAAGGTGCCAACGCACTGCCAATGCGGGAGTCAATGTATTCCAGCGGTGATTACTGGACCCCGTTCCAGGACTTGCAAATGCAAGGTGCTGACCACCCTCACACCGAAGGTACACTGCAGGCGCTTATGGGTCTCCGCACTGTGAGCATGCTCACTCCCGGCTTAGAGGTGACTATAGGCGGGGCACTGCACCCAAAATACCGCGGGTTGATGAGGACTATCGGCCCGTTGAAAAATGTGGACCTGTATAACTCCGGAACTTTCTACGAACTCTTTGCCCCAGCGCGAATCACCCTAGACAACAAGTTCTGTGAACGCCGCCGCGACCTCTATGAGGGCGAGGATGTAGTGGTTGAGCGCGTAGTGGCTTGCGTCGAAGAGTTCACCGGTTACAAGGTGCACAAGCAGGCCGTGCAGTTATTCGAGCGCATTATGCTTGCACCAGAAGAGCAGCAGCGCCACTTATACACAGGCTATGATTACGGAAGTCGCATCCGTGACATGCATGCCGCGGCGCTGCTCATGAAGCTGCACGGTTTCGTAGTGTCTAGATTTGCTGTGCCGCTGGGCTTTGGTTTCCGCAACGGCGAACCTATCGTTATGCTTGGGCAGCCACGGATGCACAAGGACTTCTCTGCGGTTACTGAGTACCGTTGTGTAGAGATGCGTGTAGGTAAATGGCTCGCTAACTACTACGGAAACGGGGTAGACTTCCGCGACGCCATCGAAGACCTCAAGGCTATGAACGTAGAGCCTACAACGTATCTGTGTAAGACCGAGCAGGAATGGTATGACGCCTACGAGAATGGCCCGGGTAGCTGCATGAGCGGGTACTTCTTTGAGCATAGCCCTGTGCGGACGTACGCTACCACCAGTCACGGGCTGCCGGATAATGGGCTGCGCCTATTCATCCAGTACACAGGGGAGCTGTTCGGTGACGATTTCGAAGTGCAGGCACGGGCAATCGTTAACACAGAAACTAGCGAGTATGTTCGTGCTTATGGCAACGCTGCGGATGCAATCCTGCGCGGACATGGGTACACCATAAACACTGGCTGTTTGGAAGGTGTACTGCTGGCTCGTATACCGCACCCTACCTATACCGGCGCGGTGCTGATGCCGTATCTAGACAGCGACCAGTGCGGTGTTGATGAAGAAGGTAGTGATGCCTTTTCGATTCGTGACGACTACGACTACGAGGCGCAAGAATCAGAAGGGTACATCTACGTCGGCACAGAATCTGCCCGGTGCTGCTACTGCGAGGGGCGCTACTCCGTTGATGTTATGCATGAAACCGCCGCTGATGAAATGGTCTGCGACGGCTGCCTCGAAGAGGAGGGATTTGTATACGTAGTTGGGCGCGAGGGTCTGTATAATCGATGGAGTTGCACTTGGTCTGATTACCACGACGCTTTTGTATACGACGGAGACGTTGGGCACTGTTCGGTAGAAGGGGTAGTGCATGACCAAGAAGAGTTGGTATTTGCACAGGGCCGGGAGGTGCTTATTGAGCACGTAGAAGAGCACCCAGTGCACGGGTTAATTCTCACTGAGCATGCAGCTGATTGCTTGGGAGAGAAGTACCTGGGCAACGATGACGAAGAAGAAGTAGAGGAGGCAGCTTAATGTTCTTGAATCCGCACGGGATTGATATGCAGCTGCTCTTGCAGATACTGCGAACGCACCGGCCTAGCTGGGCAAGTACCAAGTGGTTCGAGCCACTGCTTATGCAAGCGCTAGGTAGTGGTATGCACTACGTAAAGGACGAGCACGGGAACTACTTCGTGCTGGTGGGGGACTCAGAGCAAAGCGACGTAGCGTTTACGTCACACCTCGATACGGTGGCCCGCCCTAGTAGTGTAGCACCGGACGTAGGCTGCACTAACAAGGGCGTGCTATTCGTCAAGAATCCGCAGCAAGCGGACTGCTTAGGCGCTGACTGCGGCGCAGGTATATACCTGATGCTGGAGATGCTGCGCCAGGGTGTGCACGGACGCTACTGCTTCTTCGTGGATGAGGAGGTAGGCTGCGAGGGCAGTGCTGCATCGGCCAAGGACGACACTGGGTTTTGGACTGGGGTCAAGGCGATGATTAGCTTTGACCGACGCGGTGACGGTATAATCACGCATCAACGGTACATGCGCTGCTGCTCTGACACCTTTGCCAAGACCCTGGCAGAGCGCCTGGGACGCACGGAGCAGCACTTGCATAAGGGCGTGTATACTGACTCGGCTGAGTTCGTTGGCATCATTCCTGAGTGCACCAACGTCGGTGTAGGGTACATGCACGAGCACACCCCGGATGAGGTACTGGACCTAAATATCCTGGGGCAAGTGCTTGAGCGGGTACTACAAGATGGCACGTTCTCGCACCTTCCGATTGAGCGGGATCCTGGGGTAGTAGAGCCAGACCAATGGCTCTCTACATCGACACTCAGTTTACGGCAGCCGTGGGACATGCCCCCGGACGAGGACCCGCAATTGCTGTCTGCGTTCCGCGTAGTGTCACAGCTTTCTAAACAACAACTGATTAGCTGGGTGCAGGAGCACCCAGAGAAGGCGGCGGAATACATCATGGTGTTCTCCGATTATGGCTTCAAACAGGAACTGATTGAACTAGGCACCCGAGTCGTAGAAGACTGGGGCGGATACGATAATATTGTTGAGGGTTGAGAAATCAAAACGATAACACAGAAGCGATTGATGGAGCTGGTGACTTATAACCCAGACAGCGGCTTGTTTGTGTGGAAGGTTCAGCGAGGCCCCAGGAAGCCTGGAGATGTCGCCGGTACAATTAACACTCTTGGCTATGTGGTGTTGCGCCTAGATTACAAGCTGTACCTGGCACATAGGTTAGCAGTGCTTTATATGACAGGGGAATTCCCTGAGGTTGTGGTTGACCACATTAACGGAATCCCAGCAGACAACCGCTGGGCTAACCTCCGTACATGCACGGTTTCTGATAATATGTGCAACACGCATATTCAACACAACTCGACAGGCTTCCGCGGAGTTTACCGTGATAAGCACAAGTGGGCTGCGCGTATCTATAAGGACGGGCAGAAGTTTAGTGCTCATGGGTTCCCTACTCCGGAAGCTGCAAGTGCTTGGTATAAGCAGAAAGCAGAGGAGGTACACGGTGAGTTCTCCGGTCTTCGACGAGCCTTGGTTGAGGGCGGCTAAGGCCTTAGCTGTTGGGCAGAGTGCGCGATTCCGCTGTTGCGGGAAGACGCGCGCTGCTTGTATCTATAATAAATCGGACGCCTGGAGCATGTACTGCTTTAGGTGTCATAAGACTGTTAATGAGCACAAGCAGTACCAGCGCATACAGTTACAGGAAGAGCCGAGGGTGCAGCCCTCTGCACCTGCAGATGCAATTTGCATTAGCCAAGCGCCTGCGGAAACGCAGAGTTTTCTTTACGGATTCCTGACCACAAAGGGAATCATGCCTGAAATGGTGGAGGATGCAGAATGGAGCAAAGAGAAACAGCGGATAATCTTCCGTGTCGGAAGCGCTGCTCTGGGCCGTGCAGTGCATGCCCGACAGCAACCGAAGTGGGTAATGTACGGCCAACCAATACCATTCGCTGCCGCGGCACCTGCCGTAACACCGGATGTAGCTGCGGCCGCGCCTCTAAAGGTCGTGCTCACCGAGGACTTTCTTTCAGCGAAGAAGATACAGCACGCAGTTACGAGCTACAGTGCGTTGAACGTGCAGGCTATAGCTATGCTGGGTACACGCTTGCCCACGCCGCTACGGGCTTGGCTGATTCAGAACCGCCCGGAAGTGATTCTGATGCTGGACAATGACCCGGCTGGGCACGCTGGGGTAGCGGCAGCACGCCGGGCGCTGCGCCCGTTCATGCAGTGCCGAGAACACTACTTCGCAGCGGACCCGAAGGACGCAGAAATCAAAGAGATTCTGGAGGCTTTACAATGACTGTACAAGTAATCAGCAAGGTGTGTGATTGTGGAACGGGATACCGCTCTTGGCACGACTTGAAATGTGGGCACTGTCGCAGTAAGCAAGAGGAGCGCAAGCTGGTACAGTACCACCAAGCACTTGAGGACGCAAAGCGTCGGCTGCAGTTAGAATACTTTCGCCACTACGTCCATGACGTTAGTGCACCTTACGGCGACCTTCGAGTGGAGCTTGTATAATGAGCATGGGTATCTGGGTTTTAATCATGGCGATTAATGGTAGTGCGGTTAGTGATACGGATTTCGCCGCCCTGACTACGCAGGAATTCACAACTGAGGCGGCCTGCAACAAAGCGGCCCAGGCGTTCGAAGAGAAGTTCGACACGTTCCGGGTGTATACCGCCAAAGCAATCTGTGTCCCGAAGGAGGTTTAATTGGACCTAATAGTTGTTCGTGCAATGTGCACGCAGAAGGTGTGGAACCGGCTGCGAGAGCAGATACCTAAGAGCATGCTAGCTCCGGACACAGCGAACCTACTAGACTGGGTGGGGTTGTACTGGAACACGTACCCGGAGCACCAGGAGGTGCAGTGGGACGCGATGCAGAGCATGCTCAATCTCCGGGCGGGGCACCTATCACGGGAAGAGCGGGTAATCATGGACGAGCTTATGCGGGGAGTACAATCCGTGCCACAGGATTCTGTGGTGGGGATTGTCCAGACCCTGAACGAGCTGGCCTACAGCGGGGAGGTAGCAGCGCTTACGCAGCGCTACCAAGACGGCGAGGAGATTGATTATCTGCTGGAAATGAAGCACCTACAGCGCAAGTACGGTGATGGCGCTGCGGTGCATGATTCGCTGCTTGAATGGGAGAGCGGTAGTGTTGACGAGATACTTGCCGCGACTGACGAGAGCGGCGGTCTTAAACTGGGCGTGTTCGAGCAACTCGCTAGCAACATCCGAGGTCTACGTGGCGGGGACTGTATCGCAGTGGCTGCTCCTGTGGACTCTGGTAAAACTAGCCTGCTTGCTGCTATTGCTGTGGACTTTGCTGAGCAGATGCAGCAGCAGCCGGAAGTATACGGGGACCGCCCGATTCTATGGCTGGTTAACGAGGGTCCGGCGACGCGTACAGTGCCGAGGGTATATCAAGCGGCGCTGCACTGGACTCTGGCTGAGATTAAGGACCGGCACAGTAAGCAAGAGTTCGTGCCAGCCTACCTCAAGAAAGTAGGCAGGGCTGACCGGATTCGTGTTAAGGCTGCGCACTCCTTGACGATGGCCCAGATATCTACGCTCATGGAGGAGATGCGCCCCGCGGTAATCATCATCGACATGGTGGCGAATATCCGTGGCGGTACTATGGAGAGTGAGCACCAGAACCTTGAGGCGAAATGGCAGGAGCTGCGCATACTTGGGTGCGAGAATGACTGCGCCATTGTAGGCACTATGCAGCTTTCACTCGAAGGTTACAACATGCTGTTCCCGCCACTCACCGCTATGAAGCAGAGCAAGATTGGTGTACAGGGTGCCTTGGACTTGGCGATTATGATGGGGTGCTTGGACAGAAACGAGCAGCCGCACATGCAAAACGTCCGTGGTATCAGTACTCCGAAGAACAAGATGGCACTGTCTGGTAAAGAGTCGCTCCTGCAATTCGAGGTGGGATTCGAGCCTGGACGTTGTAGATTTGACGAAGGCCAGATTAACCGGTGACTTCCCTAGCGCCTTCTACGAGGGCGCTATGTAGGTACACAGGTAATGAGTGGGGTATATTATGTTTATACTGACAGATTGGGAGTGTAAGCACTGCGGGGCAGGGCTGGCATTTATAGGTGGTATGTGCATCCGGTGTGGGAGAAAGCAGAATGCTTAAACCGTCAGACATTAACTATCTCGACGACGAGGTAATCAAGGCGTACGCTGCATCTGCAGGTACTTTCCGTAAACGGTTCACGTTGGACAGCAGCCAGCTGATTGTGCACCTGGCTATCAACAAGGCTCGGAGGGCTGAGTGGAAATGACAACCAGTATAATGCATATCGACCTGGAGACGGAGAACCATGAATATTACGGCTCTAAAGCAAGCCCATACTGCCCTGACAACTATGTTGTTGAGTCAGCATGGCGTATCGACACGACACAGGCTGACGGTACTACCACTGTTGGCGCGACTCAATCGGTGCGCTTCAATTCAAGAGCTGATTTCTTGGCGGGAAACAGTGCAGCAGAAGGCTGCCG